TGCGAAAGCTGATAATGGTGAACCTCAGCCAAATCAATTTACTGATATGTATGAATACGCGAAAGCGTTGACAGATTATCAGGTTGAAAAGCGAATGTCGGAGATTGAGACAAGGAAACAGGCAGAGCAACAGCAGAACGAAAAGAAACAAGTAATTGATTCATTCGTTAAGCGGGTTGAAGCTGCCAAGGCAAGTTTGCCAGACTTTGATGAAATGGTTGGTAGCGCGGACGTTACGGTAAGTAATGAAGTGCGCGATGCAATCTGGGAATCAGATGTTGGCCCGCAAATCTTGTATCACCTTGCCGAGAATCCTGACGTTGCTGAAAAATTGAAATCAATGACCGTAGCCGCCGCTAACCGATTTATTGGCAAGCTGGAGGCCCAATTTGAGCCTCAGACAAAGCCTGTTGTTGGGAAGAGTAAAGCACCCGCACCGATTAATCCTATTCGGTCAGCAGCTAACGGAAGGGATGTGTCCTTAATAACTGATAATCAGTTTCAAGGAACATATCAACAATGGAAATCTGCTCGGTTGGCGGGACGAATTCGGTAAATAACTTTTTTTTAAGGAAATCAAAATGAGCAATAATCTGCTTACTATTTCCATGATTACCAACGAAGCGTTGATGGTCTTGGAAAATGAACTGACGTTTTCGTCAGAGGTTGATCGTAACTATGACGATCAGTTCGCGGTCACTGGTGCAAAAATCGGCGCGACTTTGAATGTTCGCCGTCCTGGTCGTTTCATTGGTACTACCGGCCCTGCTTTGAACGTTGAAGACTTCAACGAGACAAGCGTGCCTGTTACCTTGTCGACCCAATTCCACGTTGATACCCAGTTCACCACTCAGGACTTGGCATTGTCGTTGGATATGTTCTCGGATCGCGTTCTGAAGCCCGCCGTGGCTGCTGTAGCCAACAAGATCGACTTTGACGGTCTGACTATGGCTAAGAACAACACCGCGAATATTGTCGGTACTGCTGGTACTCCTCCTACGTCTTTGCTCACCTACCTCACGGCTGGTGCGTATCTGGACGCTGAAGGCGCACCACGCGATGGTCGCCGTTCGTGCATTGTTGAGCCTTTCACCGGCGCAACGATTGTCGATTCCCTTAAAGGTCTGTTCGTGCCTAGCGCCACAATCGCAAAGCAATACGAGCGCGGCCTGATGGGTAAAGACAGCGCGGGCATGACTTGGAAAATGGATCAGAACGTGGTTAATCAAACGTTTGGTTCGTACTCCACGGCTACCTTGGCTTGCGATACTGCCACCGGCACTGGTTTCCTGACCAGCGGCTGGGCGCAGACCTCAACCATTGCGCTGACCGCCACTACCGCTACCGCTGGCCTCCAGGTCGGCGATGTGATCCAAATTGCAAACGTCTTTGCGGTCAACCCGCAGAACCGTTCCGCATATGGTTCGGGCAAATTGCGTAACTTTGTAGTGACCGCTGCCGCTACTGTTGCGACTTCTGGAACTACCTCGGTGACTGTCAGCCCTGCTGTCATCTCCGCTGGTCAATTCCAAAATGTCACTATCACTAGCACCAGTTCCACCGCTGTTGTTACTCCGTTCAACAAGACCGGCACTGTTTCTCCGCAAAATATCGTTATGCACAAAAACGCATTTTGCCTAGCAACGGCTGATCTTGAATTGCCTGATGGGGTTCACTTTGCTGGTCGCGCATCTGATCGTGAACTGGGTCTTTCGTTGCGTGTTGTACGTCAGTACACTATCAACAACGATTCGATCCCGACACGTGTTGATGTACTCTATGGCTGGGCTCCACTCTATCCAGAGTTGGCCTGCCGTGTTGCAGCTTAATTTAAGGAGAATGAATAATGGCTAATCCAGGCGCAGCATCCACCACCACGAACCATCCTAGTCAGCTGGCAACCAATCAGGCTTTGCGCTTGATTGCCTCTGCACAGGGTGTTAACCTCAACCTAGTTGCCGACACGCTTGCACCAATTTTGGTGTCAGGCCGTGTCAGCGTTCAAAGCATCATTGTGACCAATGCGTCCATTAGCTTGGATACTGCTTATTTGGCAGTGTATACAGGCGCAGGCGCTACGGGCACAGCAGTCAAATCGACTTATGCTTTGTCGGGCAACACTACCGCCGCGAAAGTGGTTGTGACCGCAGCAACATCTACCGATGCTGTTACGAGCATTAACCTCTATGTTCGCAATACAACCGTCCAAGGCGCAGCGGCAACCGCCGATGTGTTGATCTACGGTTACGACCTGACTTTCCTGCCTTAAAACGGCGTGGAATCATGAAAAGGGCCACTCTCAAAAGGGGTGGCCTTTTTTCTTTTAAGCATATAATTTCGGTAATCTCTAAGGGGCATCAATGTCAACCGTAAACGCTTTTTCACCAAAAGGCCAGACGTTCCTTGTAACAACGTCCGATGTTCAAATCAAGACGCAAGATAATGTTGGTGCTATTTCTTACCGTGTTCGCAATTTAAGCACGGCGACCGCTTATTTTGGGTGGAAGCCTGCTGACCCAACTGGCGCATCTGTATCCATTGGGTCGGTCACAACGCCAACGGCGGGAAGCCCATCTCAAAACGTGATTGGAATGTTTCCAGAATCTGTGGAAGTTTTTACTTTGCCGCCAAATGTTTGGATGAAATCTGATACCGCTAACGCTTTTGAAGTTATTGCTGGCGAGGGCATATGATTCGCGGTCTTGGAATCCGGATGTATCGGTTTAGGTGTACGTTAGGCGCAGGCCATGTATTTGGTTATCTTTTGCAAGAAAATGGATTTAGCATATTGCAAGAGAACGGCGACCAAATTATTTTGGGGTAAAAAATGACTGTTAATCTTTCAATGTTAGCGCCAGCTGGCGCTCAATTTTTTGACAATAACGGCGTTCCTTTGGCTGGTGGCCTTGTCTATACTTATACGGCTGGAACCACTACGCCACAAGCTGCGTACACAACCAGTTCTGGCAGCACGGCCCATACCAATCCTATTGTTTTAGATTCGGCTGGGCGGGTGGCATCTGGCGGTGAAATTTGGTTGACTGATGCAGTCGCATATAAATTTGTCATCAAAACATCTGCCGCCGTTTTGATCGGCACTTACGACAACATAACGGGCAACGCAAGCGGGATAGTTTCTTCTCTAGCTGCATCGTCAGGATCATCCCTTGTGGGGTTTATCCAGGCAGGCACAGGGGCTGTAGCCACTACGGTGCAGACTAAGCTGCGCGAAAGTGTAAGCGTCAAAGACTTTGGTGCTACGGGTGATGGCACGACTAACGATACGGCGGCTATTCAATTAGCCGTTACCGCTGCGTATGCTCAACAAAAAGCGTTGTACTTTCCAAGCGGTACATATTTGATGGCATCTACCATCACGATGGGCAATAACACCACAGACGCGGCAAGGTTTTGTTATTTCTTTGGCGATGGCAAAGATTCAATTATTAAAGTTACCGCAGCCAACGTAAATCCGTTTTTGTGGCAAGGGCCAAATCCAGATGTTGATGGCGCAGGCAATCGGATTGATGGCCGTATTCTTTTGGAGAAACTTCGTTTCCTTGGCCCATCGTCTGCAAACACAAACACAAACAGTATTGGCGTCAAGTTTTACGGAGTACAAGGAATCACACTGCGTGATTGCACGTTTAATGGATGGCGCGATGGTGAGTATTACCAAAACTGCGACATTGTTTCTCGATACAACATCTATTCACAAAGCAATTACATTGCGGTAAATACTTTGGCTACAGGCTATGCAGTTAATAGCAGTTTGAATTCTTTTAACAGCTATGGTGGATTGGTTGCTAACAACACTAATGCTGGATTTTATTTTCTTGGCGGTATTAACCCATGCTGGTTTGGAGTTAACTTTGTTGCAAATGGCGTAAGTATTGTTTGTTCGCCAAATTATGCATTGGCTGGAATGGTTACAACTAGCCCAAATATTATTGGTTGTTATTTTGAAGAAGATACCGGAACAAGCATATTATGGGGCGGTGGTAATGGTATTGTTCGTGGTGGCGTTATAAACGGATGTAATTTTATATCGGGCGCTGCAACTGCTTTAATTAGCATAGTAAATTATAGCAATGCTCTTGGGCGTGGGTTAATTAGCAATAATACCTATGACATTGCATTTCCAGGTTCTTCTGTTATTACGCAAGCAAGTTCTGCTGAAAAAATTGACATAAATAATGTAAATGCTACGCCTATAGGTGACGTAACGCCAAGCACTGGCGTGTTTACTACAGTGAACTCAGGTGTAATATTAAAACCAAGCATTGCCTCTGCTGGCACTGTTGATATTTTAAGTGTTGGTTCTTTTGGCCTTACTGCTTCTTTGAGCATGACCATTACGGCTACTGGAGCAGGAACCGTAACTTCCCGTAAATATCAAATTATTCTTATGGGTTCAGGTACGGTTACAGGCTCAGACATTAGCTTTGTAACGGAAGTTTATAGCGCAGGCGGCAGCGCGTTTTCGCTAGGGGAAACCGCTAACTCACCGACAGCGGGAACAAATAAATTGACCATAACAAATTCTAGCGGCGCAACGGCTAGTTATCGCATAGTGTACACAGTAGAAGATTTAACTGGAACTTTGACAATACTTTAAGGATTAAATAATGGCTGACTCAAAAATTTCTGCTTTACCAGCGTCAACAACACCGCTTGCTGGTACTGAGGTATTGCCAATTGTGCAATCTAGCGCAACTAAACAGGTGTCGGTTGCAAATTTGACTGCGGGTCGCGCAATTAGTGCAACTCAAATTACATTAACTGCGGGAAATGTAATTCCTGCAAGTGGTTATGGCGTTGATTTTTCTGCCACCGCTGGCACAGGCACAAGCGAATTGTTGGCTGATTATGAAGAAGGCACTTGGACAATGGGGATTGCTTTTAGTGGCGGGACAACCGGAATTACATATATCGTAAATACGGGAAGATACATAAAAACAGGTAAATCAGTAACCGTTACGGGGTTGCTACTGTTAAGCAGCAAAGGAAGTTCAGCGGGCAATGCTGCGCTTACTGGGTTGCCCTACACTATAGGTGCTGGCAATGATAGTCAAAGTGCTGCTTCAATAAGACTTGCAAATACTACATTTATTGGCCAATATCAAGCAATTGGCGCTATTGGGGGCACTGTTGTTGACTTTGGCGCAGATACCGAATTAGGTGCGGCATCAAGTTTAACAAACACAAATTTTGCAAATAATTCGCTTATTCAAATTTCTTACACTTATTTTGTAGATTAAAAGACAAAATTTATATTTTTAACCGTACCAGTTCGGACAACTGGAAACCTTAATGTCTGACCGGATGGTCGGGCTGGAAACAAGGAAACATCATGGCGCTAGAAAAAGTTGTATCTGTCGATCTGATTGAAGTTGTTGAAAACGGCTGCATTCAAGTTCGCACCAAAACCGCTATCAAAGAAGATGGCGTTGAAATCAGCAGCAAATTTCACCGGCACGTTGTTGCACCTGGTGATGACTACAGCGCCGAAGATGCCAAGGTGCAAGCTATTGCTGCTTCCATCCACACTGCTGGCGTAATTGCCGCTTATCAAGCGTCTCAAGAAGCTAAAACATAAAAATGACTACCCCGCTTGACATCATTAGCCGCGCCTTAAAAGACATCGGCGCATTAGCAGCTGGTGAAGTGCCAACTGCGGATGAATCGCAAGATGCGCTTGATATGTTGAATGACATGGTGGCGCAATGGTCTAACGAAAATATGATGGTTTTTTATAAGACTGAAATCATATTTAACACCGTTCAAAACACTGTTCAATACACACTAGGCCCAGGCGGTTCAGTTGGAGCATCTTTTACCGGCTCTATATCTGGCACAACATTAACGGTGACCGCTATCACAACAGGCGCGATCACAATGGGGATGACTCTTAGCGGGACAGGCATCACCGCAGGAACGACCATTGTGGCCTTTAATACGGGCGCAGGCGGCAATGTAAATGAGGCTGGTACTTACACTGTCAGCATTCCTCAAACGGCCTCTAGCACCACAATTACGGCTTATTACGAACGTCCACTGACAATTGAATCAGGCTTTGTTCGGGTCGCTACCATGCAAGGCGGGACTAATGTTGCCGGTGGATACTTAGATTATCCTTTAGCAATTTTGAGCGCAGAGGAATATCAATCTTTGGGCATAAAACAGTTAAATGGCCCTTGGGCAAAGATGATCTATTATCAGCCTAGCGAGACTTTGGGAACAATTTATTGTTATCCCAACCCATCGCAAGGGCAATTGCATCTTTTCACGCAGACTATTTTTCGGCAATTTCAAACGCTGACCGATACGATTACCCTGCCTCAAGGCTATAACAATGCGCTGCGCTGGTGTCTTGCCGAGCGTCTTATGCCGATGTATGGCAAGGCAAGCCAGGTGCAGATAGCTATGATTACAGGATATTCTGCTCAAGCTAAAGCTACGGTTAAGCGCACAAATATGCGGCCTCCACAAGTGTCGCGTTACCCTGATTCTTTGATGATGGGCAAGGCAAAAGACGCTGGTTTTATTATGGATGGCGGTTTCCGTTAAGGAATAAAAAATGCCTGATTTTGGCTTTGTTGGGACTTCTTACACCACACCGTCTATCTATCAAGATGGTCAAGAATGTATAAATTTCTTTGCGGAGATTGACCCTACCAAGCAGCCTGGTGACCGTGGAATTGTTGCGCTTTATCCAACACCAGGACTTGTTTTCAAAACGCAATTGGTATCAGCTCCAGTTCGCGGTTTGCATACGATGTCAGGCGAGCAAATCCTAATTGCTGTAGCTGGCTCATATGTCTACCAAGTCAACACCTCAATGGTTGCGACTCAGATTGGAACATTAACAACCAGCACGGGTTATGTTTCGATTTCTGACAACATTGACAAAACCAATGGGCTGACTGCTTACATTGTTGATGGCCCAAATCGGTATACATGGGTAGTTGCGACTAACACTTTTACAACTTTGCCAAGCACGGATGGCGCATGGCAAGGTGCATCTGTGGTTGATGTGGTGGACAACTACAACATCTATAACCAGCCTGGAACGCAAAACTGGGGCTGTACGAATTTAGGTTCTAGCCTATCAACTGGTGCGCTTTATGGCTCTGCTGATGGTTCATCTGATCTTTTGGTGACTCTTATTGTTGATCGTCGCCAAGTCTATTTGCTAGGCGAAGTGACCACCGAAGTATGGACGGATGTTGGAAATGTGATTGCAGGGATTACAACTTTTCCATTCCAACGCATTCCAGGAACATCAAGTCAATCAGGCGTTGGTGCAGCGTTTTCCGTGGCACGTTTTGATGGGTCATTTATCTGCGTAGCAAAAGACATAAAAGGCGATGCCACTATTCTTCAAATGAACGGCTATCAATGGCAACGCATTTCAACCCATGCGGTTGAGCAGTCTTTATTGAATGCGGTGACTTCAGATGCGGTAGCGTATACCTACCAAATTGAAGGCCATGAAATGTATGTTTGCACTTTCCCTAGTGTTGGGGAATATGGGCTGACATGGGTCTACGATGGCTCCACAAAATCATGGCACAAATGGTTAGCTTGGGACTCCAATCTTGCTGTTTACAAACGCCATCGTTCTAACTGCGGTGCATTTTTCAATGGAAATTATATTGTTGGCGATTACGAAAATGGCAAACTTTATGTGATTGAAAATGACGTTTATACGGATGATGGAGCAACCATTCGCCGTTTGCGCCGTGCGGTTCATATAACAAGTGACCTTGAACGTCAATATTTTGAATCATTCCAGATTCAATTTCAGCCTGGCGTTGGACTCAGCACAGGCCAAGGAAAAGACCCGCAGGCTATGTTGCGTTGGTCTAATGATGGCGGCAGCACTTACTCAAATGAGCATTGGGTAAGTATCGGTGCAATAGGCCAATACGCTAATCGTGCGTTATGGCGGCGGCTTGGCTGGTCGCGTGATCGAATCTTTGAAGTGTCTATTTCTGACCCCGTGAAAGCGGTAATTGTCTCAGCGGAGTTGAAGGCCAGCAAAGGGGAAAATTGATGGCGACCACGCCAAACAGCAACATCAATATTCCATACAGCCAGTTCTTGGATGCCACTACAGGCAGGCCAAGTCTGGAATGGTTGATGTGGCTGATGAACCCATCTTTCATTACTGTAAATATAGGTGGGGCATTGCCGGTTACTTCTGGTGGAACGGGACTAACCACTATCCCTACCAATGGGCAGTTGTTGATTGGTAACGGCACAGGGTATACCCTTAACACTTTAGGTTATGGCGCAGGCATCTCAGTAACCAATGGCTCGGGAACGATCACCGTTGCCAACACCGGCGTTCTGTCAAACATTGCAGGAAGTGGCATTTCTGTATCAAGTGCCACAGGCAATGTCACTGTTAGCAATACAGGTGTTTTAAGCTGGTCTGGCGGTAGTACAGGGCTAACTCCTGCTACGGCGACAACAGGCGCTGTAACGCTTGGTGGAACGCTTGCAATCTCTAGTGGCGGAACTAATGGCTCGGCGACTCCTACGGCATATGGCGTTGCTTATGGCACGGGAACAGCTTATGCGTTCACCGCTGCTGGAACAACAGGTCAATTTTTGACAGCCACCACGGGCAACGCTCCGACTTGGGCCACCATAGCTTACCAAGGCGTTTCGGCTCCAGTCACAAAAACAGCAAATTTCACGGTTGCTGCTACTGATATATGGCTAATTAACAATAAGACCGGCTCGGCCTGCACGGTCACTTTGCCTGCGGCCTCCAGCTGGACAGGGCGGGTTTTGAACTTTCAGACTTATCAAGATCAAACAACAATTTCTGCATCTAGCAATGTTGTGCCTATTGGTGGCGGCTCTGCGGGAACGTCAATTTTGCTGGCAAGCGCTGGAGATGCAACCACTTTGGTGTCGGATGGAACGAACTGGATCGCTATGAGTTACACACCTAACAACATCCTGCTGCTGTAACATATGATAAATAAGGAAAAATTGTGAACCACGCCGAATTATTTGCGGCCCATGAGGGACAATTTGATGCTGATTTAGGCATAGAACATCACTTTTCTGATGGTCTTTATGCTAAAAGAATGTTTATTCCTGCTGGCTTTATAGCTGGAACTCATGCTCACAATTACAGCCATTTAAGCATTCTTGCCAAAGGACGGGTCATTGTTCGGACAAATGACACTGAAAAAGAATACACCGCACCGGCCTGTTTGGAAATAAAATCAGGCATTCATCACACCATTGAAGCATTAGAAAACTGTGAGTGGTTTTGCATTCACGCAACTGAAGAAACTGATGCAAGCAAAATTGACGAAGTTTTGATTCGAAAGGAAACATCATGCCACTAGGATGGGCTATGGCTGGTAGCGCCGTATTAGGCTACTTAGGTTCTCAAAAACAAGCTGGGGCGGCACAACAAGCCGCGCAAATGCAATCAGATGCGACTCAGCGAGCCGCTGACCAGCAGATGCAGATGTTCAATATTCAAAATGAACAGCAAGCACCTTACCGACAAGCTGGCTACAGTGCATTGACTAACATAAAAGATATGCTGCCGTATCTGACCAAACAGGTCACAGCACAAGACTTGAGTTCAATGCCAGGTTTTACGTTTGGCTTAAATCAAGGCGTGGGCGCAGCCGGTCAAGCCGCAAATGTGGGCGGTGGTGGTTCTAATGTAGACACCGCACAGCGAAAATTTGCTATTGATTACGCGACCAATGTTGGAATGCCTCAATATTTGAATCAACGAACCGGCATCTACAATACCTTGGCGGGAATTGCTGGCATAGGCCAAACCGCACAAGGTCAAACACAAGCATTGGGTCAAGCTACTGCTGGAAACATTGGACAGCTTGGCATTGGCGGTGCAAGCGCACTTGGTGCTGGTCAGATTAATGCAGCCAACGCAAACGCCGCTGGTTTACAAGGAATAGGAAATCAAGCAAGTTTGTATTCATTGCTGCGTGGAAATCAGCCGCTAGTCCAAGCCATTCCACTAGGTTAAAGGTTGTATATGGCAGACTTTTCAATTCCAACCCTACCGCAAATAACGCCACCACCGCAAATGTCCCTTGGGGACATGGTGAACACTGCTCGAGCCGCACAAGCCTATCAGCAGGCCGCGCAAGTCAATCCTTTGGCTTTACAACAACAAGCCGCCACAACTCAAACCGCACAACAAAGCGCTGAAACTGGTGGCATTGGTTTAGACATAACAAAACAACAAAATTTGGAACGTAAAAATTTACAAACTTTTTTTTCTGAGCCTGCAAATTTTCAAACAGATGGTCGCATAGACATTAACAAAATCAATAAATTTGTTCCTACAATTGCACCGTTAACCGGTTCTGAATACATTAAAAATCTTAGTGATTTAAGCACGGCGCAAACGGCAGCAGAAAAAGCATCATTGGGTTTAAACCAAGAAAACCGCCAATTGATTGCTTCTACATTAGGCATTCAAGGCCGTGCTGGTGTTACCGATCCGCAAGCGGCTATTAGTGAAATGCGGATGTTGGTAGATCAAAACCCTAACAATAAATATTTAAAAAGTTTGGTTGAAGATGCCTATGTGCCTATTTTTTCAAAAATGCAACCAGGGCCACAAGTTGCGGATGCATTGATTAAAGCTAGTCAATCTATCTTAAATCCTACACAACAACAGCAAACATTTGCCCCAACTGTTCAGACAGCAGAAAGTGGAAGAACGGTAACCACCACGCCAGGTGTTGGCGCAAATCTTCCAACATCAACAATCGGATTTGCTGGAGGAATGCAAGGCGTTGCGCCTGCGGTTTCTGCGACAAATGCGCCTATCACTGCTGGCACTCAAATTGCGCCAGGTATGCGCGTTCCTTATCCTGTTCGAAGCGCATCTCAGCCTTATATCCAAGAACCTACAGAAGCGAAAGATCAGGCCGCTGGTGCTGAATATCGCAATAGCTTAGTCACGGGTCAAATGGGTCTAACGCAAGGTCGCCGAAACGTCCAAGAAGTTATGGATCAAGCCACCAAAATTGGCAATGAATTGTATTTTGCAAAAGGCGGTATTCCAGGGCAAATTGAACAGAAAATCCGTATGGCTATTGGAAGCGACCAATATGATATGTTGGCTAAAGACTTGGCAAACATGGCTATTACCAACTCCAAGGCAATGGGCAATGTTGGTGGCACAGTTGCTGGTTTAGACATGGCTGCGGTGGCTAATGGAACAATCAAAGTGCCGCCCGATGTGTTGACAAAAATTGCGCGTAGGGTTCAAGCCGATCAGACCAACCTTGATATGCAGGCCAATGGCGCACAGAAATTTTCGGAAAAGTTTGGCGACAACAACATGAAGGCTTATCAACAAGCATGGAATGCCAATGCTGATAGCAAGATTTTTGAAGCTATGAACATTACAAAAGGCGTGACTGATCCAGCTAAGTTAAAAACTGAACTGAATAGGTTGTTTCCTAACCCTAACGAATACCAAGATTTTTTAACAAAATATCGAAACATTAAAAAACTGTCTGAAACAGGGAGTTTGTAAATGGATGTCTTAGAACAATTCCTTGGCGGTGGTCAGGCAACCGCGCCTAATCAACCGCAAAAAAATGCATCTGTTGTAACAGAACAGCTATTGGACAGCCTGCGCCGCGTTGAAAGCGGCAAGGACAAATTTGCTTTGAATAAAGAAACCAAAGCAATGGGGCCGTATCAATTTATGCCTGAGACTGTGCAAATGCTGCACAAACAAGGCATTGAATTTAATCCGTTCAATGAGCAACAAGCCCGTGAAGCAGCAAAAACTTACCTTGGTCAATTGGTTGATCGAAACAAAGGTGATGTAAATAAAGCCTTGGCGCAATATGGTGGATTTGTCACCAAAGACCCAACCGACTATGTGAAAAAGGTAACGCAAGGCCAACCTAGCGCACCAGCCGCACAATCCACGCAACTTACGCAACCTAGCGCAGCTGACCCGTTAGAGGCATTTTTCTCTAACAAGCCAGTGACCCCTACGACTCAAGCAGCACCGGCTGATATTGGCACTAGAGGCACGGCAGAAGGCACGATGGAGGGTTATGTGCCAAGGCCAAGCGTTGGCCCAGTTGCAAGCACTGTAAGCGGGTTGGTAAACAAATACCTACAGACCAAAAAAGACATTGGCGAAAGAGTGGCGGGTGCTATTGACACCGCATATAGCGTTGTTCCTGCTACTTATGGTGCTGGTGTCCAAGCGATTGCACGACTAGCCCAAACGCCTGCACAAGCAGAACAAACAGGGCAAGCCGCCGCCGCAAGCATTGAAAAGCCTTTGGGCAAAGCATTAGGCATCACTAGCAAAGAAACATATCAACAGCCGTTAGGTGGCATGACGCAACCGATTGCCGAGCAAGTTAACAAGATGTTTAACGTGCTAGGAATGACACCAGAGCAGATTTCTGAAAAAACTGGGATACCGCCACAAGACATTAGAAACATGGTGGTGCTTACTGGGGCCGCTGTACCAAAAGCAGCCCAAGAAGTTGGCGCAGTTGTTAAGCCAGCAGTCCAAGCGGTAACCGCACCTATCAAGGCAGCAGCGGCAGAGTTGCAAGTAGTCAAGCCAGGCCAATTGACTTCAGCAGAAGCACAAGCCCAATTTGCGTCACGGCAAGCACCAGAAGGAAGTGCGGGCGCAGCTGCCGCCGCAAACAATCCGTTTGCTGGAAAAATTACGGGCGAGGAAACGGTGCGCGGTCAATTTCCGCAAGTCAAATTGTCTAAGACTCCAAATGATGTGCCTGTCAATGAACAAAGATTGCGTTCGCAAATTGTCCAAGAAGTTGCACCAGAAACCGGTGTTCGGCCTGGCGTTGTTACCGGCAATGAAAATACTTTGCGGACTGAGTACACCAAAGCAAAGATGGACACGCCAGAAGGCAATCTATTTAAGCAACAGATTGCCAATGAACAAAACGCCTTGTCTAAGTTTGCCGAAGATCGCGTAAACGCTACCGGCGCATCCACTAGGCTTATCAATGACGAACAACGTGGAACAACTATTAATGATGTGTTTCATGGTATGTCAGCTGCGGATGAAGCACCGACTAGCATCACGGGTTATTTAAACCAAGCCAAAAAACAAGTTTACGATTCAGCGTTCAAAAAAGTTGGTAACAACCAAATTGCAACATCACACATTGATGACTTGTTAAAAGACCCGCAATGGGCTGCTGGCCTAAAAATCAAAGGTGTTGAAGGTGTCCAATCTGCTGCTCAAGAATATTTGAAATTAGCTAAGACGGTTGGATTTAAAGATGCCAATGATGTTTTGCATCCACCTGGCTCTGTTGCCGCTTATGACGCTGTTCGTAAAGCCATGAATGCCGAATGGACACCTCAAAATGCACGGGCAATCCAAAAGGTAAACCAAGCAATTGACCAAGACATTGCATCAGTTGCTGATCCTGCGCTTTACAAACTTGGCGACAAAATCCATCAAGTTGAAAAAACCATTCTTGGCTCTAAAGGCATCAAGACTTTGTTTGGTGAGACAGATGCAAACGGTGTTGTTACATCGTCCACGGCATTGGAAAAAATCCCAACCAAGTTAAACAATTTGCCAAAAGATCAATGGCGGCACATTCGAGACACTTTGAACGAATTGGCAAATGGTCGCGTTCGAGGCGCACCGGAAGGAATGCCGCCCGTTCCGCAAGAGTTACGTCAAGCAGCAACCGCAGCAGTGGCTGAGATTGATGGTGCTTTGGCTCGTGAAGTGCAAAATGCTGGCGCGTCCAAAATGGGTGAATGGAATCAAAATAGCGCCAACAAAGTAATGAATTCGGTTGTTGGTCAAAAAATATTAGAAACATTCCCGCCTGATGAAGTGCGTAAGTTTCATGTTTTGAACTACGCGGGACACTTGATGCCTGGCATTCACGGCTATGAAGGCGCAGGATTGCAAGCTAGGCGCGTTGGCATCATTGAAGGCAACTTAGGAAAGCTAGGCACAGGCGCTGGCGCAGCAATAGGCGGCGCAATTGGAGAAGGCCCAGGCGCAGTAGTTGGCGGCTACCTTGGCGGCAAAGCGGGTGTTCAAGTATCTGAAAAAATGGCAAGCAAAGCATTGTCTAAAGAGGCGTTAAAAGCCCAAAAAGAAATGCAAAAGGCTGCGGCACTTGGCAAACAAACCGGCTCAAACAAAATTCAAAATTTAGGACAATGATGGCTACTGAAATTGACTTAGTAAAGTATGGCGTTCTTTGGCAAAAGGTCGAGGACTATGAGCGCCGCTTTGACCAAATGGACAGCAAGATTGACAAGCTGGAAGCATCTATTGAAAAGTTAGTCGCTCTTGCCAATCAATCTAAAGGCGGGTTTTGGATGGGCATGGCTATCGTTTCCGCTTTATCTACTGCGGGCGGTTGGATTCTGCATTGGTTCAGCAAAGGCTAAATGCCCATGCTAAATGAAATGGCTTATTCCCCTTATTTTGTTGTCGTTTGTCTATGGCGCTACCGTCAAACGCGAATGCAGCGTCAGCGATTTTGTAAACATTGCGTATAGCAATCACAACACAAAGGAACGACATGATCGAATTATTGAATGGCTGGATGACTCAGGCCAAGTCTGCACTAAAGAGCAGCTGGAGCGCATTTACGCGAATCTGGCGCAAGTCTTAGGCGTTGCGGACACTGTAAAAATCAGAGCAAAGATTGAGAAACTTTATGAACGAGCAAAATGATTCCTGGTTAGCCAAGAACATCCAGCCGGTGACGGTTGCGTTCTTGCTGTTCTCCTACTTCTTTTTTGCGCTGCTGTCGGTCTTCAATCTGGAGACCCGTGGCGCTTATGTTGACCTACTGGGTCAGGCCATGATTATCGTTATCACTGCCATCTTTGCAGGAAAGACCGCAGAGAAGATTGTTGACATCCGCACCAACAAAGGAACACCCAATGGCACTTGATCCACTATCAGCATTACTCGACATTGGCGGCAAGGTCATTGACCGTGTGTGGCCTGACCCTGAGAAGGCTGCGGCTGCAAAGCTGGAACTGTTCAAAATGCAGCAGTCAGGTGAGCTTGCTGCAATGGCTGGGCAACTAGCCATCAACAAAGCAGAGGCGGCTAACCCTAGCGTCTTTGTCAGCGGCTGGCGACCAGGCATAGGTTGGGTTTGTGGCGCAGGCTTTGCCGTTCAGTTTGTCATTGGCCCATTAGCAGAATGGGGAAGTGCGCTGTACGGCGTTCCCGTTAAGTTTCCGCAGATGGATATGGGCACGATGATGCCTTTGCTTTTGGGAATGCTTGGTCTGGGCGGTATGCGTACTGCTGAAAAACTCCAAGGCGTGGCGGCAAAATGAACGCAAATTTTGATGCGTCTTTTGAGCGCGTAATGAAGTCTGAGGGCGGCTACGTTTGGGACAAAGATGATGCTGGCGGTGAGACTAACTTAGGCGTTACCGCAGGCGCATGGGGCGCTTACCTTGGCAGATCATTAGAGCCAGGCGAAATGAAAGCCTTAACAAAGGAAACAGTCAAGCCATTCTATCGACAGATGTATTGGGATAAGGTTAAGGGTGACAACTTGCCCACGGGCGTTGATTACGCCGTTTTTGACTTTGCTGTAAACGCAGGGGTAAGCAGGGCCGCAAAATTTCTCCAAAGGGCTGTAGGGGCCGTAGATGACGGTGTTATTGGCTCGGGCACTTTGGGTAAAGTTGCTGCAATTAACCCGCAAAAAATACTTGATAACTTTGCAGACCAAAAGCAGCGTTTTTACAATGGTTTGGCAACCAGCTCAACCCAACAGAAATTTCTAAAGGGTTGGCTGGCCCGTGTAGACCAGGTGCAGACCGCAGCAGAATCAATGCTTGCGTGACATATGAACTAGTGCGGCGTGCATCAGCGTTGCGCTTTCAATAGCCTCAAGCGTTTTGTTGATAGCTAGTTCGTATTTGTTTTCTAGCACCGCCCAGTGCGCGTCTTTAAGCGCTTTTTCAGCATCCATGCAAGGTCTAGCGTAGTCAATCATTACTGTTTCATCCATTGTTCTTCTCCTTGAGTTTGGCTTCCGCTAATGTCATTGCGTCAAATACATCGCGGTTTGAGGCATCAACAATCATGTCTTTTTCGTCTATGGTCAGCCCTACCCACGGGCGCTGTGGTGGGATGGAATAAAGCGCCATGCCAATAGGCAAAACCATTGCGCGATTTATGGGGTCGTATGTAAATCTTCCACCATACACCCCAGTTACCCGCGCCACAGGCTCTTGCGCTGGCTGTGCTACGGTGTAAACCTGACCGCACATATGGCACTGCACAACACCGTTAAATTGATTCCATTTAATTGCGTCTGTATACCCGCAACATGGAAACGACACAGTTTCCTGCAACTTGTCCGCAGCCGCTTTGCGCTTGGCATCAAAGCCACCACCCCACGCACCCTGTCTACGGGAAAGGTCATCGAACGCCTCGTCCTCTGCATCTTTCATAAAAAACTCCATATGATTAAACCAACGCCACCTACTACGAACAGCACCACCATGACGGTCAACGCTGTGAACAACATACTGACCAGCATGTCATCGTCATCGTCGTTCATTTGCCGTCCTCCTCAATCAACTTGGCAATGCGCTTGCGGTCACGCTGTAGGGCTTCAAGCGTCCGTGTCTGTACGGGCATAGCAGTACCAGCAAGCACTAACTTAATGCACCGCGCTCGTGTCTGTGCGGCTACCAACTCGGTAAAGCGTTTGAGAAACTTTGGGGTAGCATCAAAACCCCCAGCCTCGCCGGTCATGCGAACTATGTCAGCATCTTTGAAGTTCATTTCTCCCTCGCTTTCAGCATTGCGTCTGCCACTTCGTATGCGTGTGTTGCAACATCATTCATACTTTCATAACTAGTTTTTTCAAACAAAGAAAAACGCATAGCTTCCGCAGCAAAATGGTCACGCAGGGTCATGTCACGGGCAAAGCCGCCTGTCTTGGTCATCCATGTGGGGTCAATCCATGTGCGATCTTGGTTCATGCTACAAATCTCCACTTTGATGTTCATAAGATTTTCCAACTAAAACTAAATTACCAAAATTATCCATGCACATCACGCCCAAATTCTTGTAAATATGCTCAGACTTTTCATCATCGTAAAACCATTGACTTACGTCTTTTAAGTAATGCAAATTGGTGGTTTTCCAATACCAACCAACTAATCTTATGTTTTTTGAAAAACCGCTTGTTTCTTTTTTCATTTGCAAGTCTCCGTAAAAATTGCCAACACACTCCCGCAAGGCGGGCAATAAGTTGCGTAGCCAATCCAAAAAAACGCAACCATCATCACGGCCCACACGCCAATCAAAGCAAAAATAACTAAGATGGTTTCCATCAATCTCATATCAATGACCTCTGTTGTGGTTGAAATGCCCATTCCCGTTCGGAACGGTTAGCTAATGATTTAACTGTTTTTCCTGTTAACCCAATCAATCCCTCGCGTTGCATTTCGGGCAAACGCCTAGCGATCTGGTTACCGTCAAGCATTGCAAAAATAGCAATGCCATCTTTACCTAGTGGGCCTTGTTCTTTCAAGGTTTTTAGGATTAACTCAGCATGGCGCTTGGCAAGGTCTTTAGCAGACTCTGCCGCCATCCAGCTGGTCAGCGGATCAAGATTTCGAGCACGGATGTGTTCCATGATCAAAAAGGAAGGTCTTCGTCATTATCTTTAGGAAACCCGTCATCTTTGGGAAATCCGTCTTTTGGTTTAGGCAAGTTCAGATATGCCATTCCGTTCCAGCCACCCTCAATGATGGGAACCGAGCGCAATTTCATCATTAAACCGGCTTTAGTTTCAATGACTATACCGATGCGTTGATAAGACTTTTTAGTCTCGCCTTGTTTGTTTTGGTAAGTGCCATCCACTACCGTGATGTCGTATACAACTGCCATGATTAACCTTTCGAGAGTTCAGCTTGTTTTTTGATTGCGCTGCGGGTTTTGCTGTCAAGCATTCCCCAAAGTGCGGTTTTTTCTTCTACGTCCGTGATGCCTTGGAATTCATCTAAAGCACCAATCACATCATTTGCGCTCATGCGCTCATTGATGGCTGCCGCTACATCAGCAACCACATTCATGCGGTGCGAAGGAACCAGGTCAGTCTTGGTGGCCGAAACCTTTGGCGCTGGCGTGTGCGTGTGTGCATCCGCATCATTGTCCGATTCAGTTGGAATGCTGAATGCTTGGAAACAAGCGTATTTGTAAGCAGCAGACATGGCTTTATTGGTTGCCTTGTCGCCGCTATCCATTGCCTCGCCAAATGTTTTAACGGTGTGTTTGCTGCCATCTTCAGCAGATACAAAATCAAACTCAGCGTCCACGGTGACATAAAACAATGCCCCGCCTTTTTGAGACACGCGCTCCACGCATTCCCGAGACAAAACCCGTGGAAGAATGCATAGCCCATGTTTTGCTAACAACGGCGCAATGGTGTTGTAAACATCATCAATGCCGCGAAAGTTGTATCCGCTGCCTTGCATATTGCGGCGGTCTTTTGTAATGCCAAGCACAGACAAGTCAGCCTGGACATTGTTGATTGCTTTGTAAACTTTCATATTCGTATTCCTAAGTTTCTAAGTTGTTGTCGAATGCTTTGCACTTCTTTATTTACTTTGCTCCACTCATTTCTAGCTTTTTCCGAATTGGCTAAACATTCTTCTAATGGAAATTCTTGGCGGTGTTGACTTCCAATTGCATTTATTACATTAGCCGTTGCTTTGTCCAAATCACTATTAGCTTTTTTTAATTTTGCTTTTAGTTCATCAATCACAAATCACCTCCAAAATCAATTCCACAATGTTCGCAAGTAAAGTACCAAATCACAGTCACGTCATCAAAAGCGTGCCTACCTAGGTCTCCAGCATCTCTGCCGCATTCGGGGCATTCATAGTCTTCACGCTCTTGTAAGTTGTTCTTTAAGCCATTCAATTCGTTCATTTTGTTGCTCCAATTGTTTACATAAATACCAAACATATAACTCTAAAAAGCCTTTTGGGTCTGTTTTGGAATTACATTCGGCGACAATTTCTTGGTGGTCATTGCTAATGACCATGCTTTTGCTCCCACATCAGTTCGGCCTGGACTGTCTTAAGTTCATGGCGCGTGTTGTCCAAAATGTCGCAAACGTCACGGAGATAAGCCCGCAGCGCTCCGACTTCGTACGCCAACCGGTCAGCAGGGTCAGCGTTGTATTTCAAGCTATGCGTCTCGGCAGCTTTGATAAGTTCGTCAGCGTTCATGGCTCAAGCCTTTCATTGATGTAGGTGGTTAAATATTCGCGGGTTTTGTCGTTAAGGTATTCAAACCATTCCAAGCCGCCATAACGCACGGAGTAAACGACCAGCGTGTCCATGTCGGTGTCCCATTCGTAGGTCACTTCCAGCTTGGCAAACTCTCCGTCATCTTTTAAGTCCCATTCAACTTCGCGGGTGGTGTCGTATACAGTCATACGCCGCCTCCAACAAAGTAGCCGATGGTGTAGCTGATGACGGCTACGCTTACGATAACGATGATTGCGTCCCAATCGTGTTTAGTCATTTTTTACTCCTCAATGTTTGCAATTTCTTTGGCATAAACAACAGCTTTATCCAACATTGAAAACGGAAAAATGCGTACATTTCCAACAATCATTTCGGCATCGGTATCTACCAAAGTGACTGCATAGCCTTTGTTGATTTTTGTTACCAAAGATGCAATGCCGTAAAACGGATTGATAAAAGTTGCCATTTGGTTGGTAGTTGCGTTAATCATAAAAACCTTTCTTGGGGTCAAAACATCGCGGGATGCGACAAGAGAATTGTAAGCTGGCTTTACTGTTTTTTGTAGGAATTTTTAATTTTTTTTATAGGGACAAACCCTAATTAAGCCGCTAAACGTCCTACAGCACCGTAACCGTAGCCATCATCACCAAGGAATCCAACACGCTTTAAAGTTTTGCTTGGAGCCGTATCATCCATGCTGTATTGGCTAACAATTTCACGAATGATGCGTTCAACTTGACTTGGCATATAACCGCGAGATTCGCTATCAGCATTAGGGCCAATTGCTTTGATGTAAGCGCCAAAACATTCGTTTGTGTCAATCAAAATTTCGTTTTTAAAACCGTAATTTTTGCAAACATCAGTAGCCGCTTTCGTAAGAATTTCAACGCTGAAATCGCGATTTACAAAAATAAAGTCCGCGCCAAACCGAACTTCTTGACCATCCAAAGCGCCGTAGTTGCTACCTTTGTAATCGGTCATTCCGTCAAAGTAAGAACCTTCAAACATACCGGCAATAGCTTTCACTTGTTCGTAAGTTGGGCCATCGGTGTAGCGAATGTTAATGCTGGCCCCGCCTGAGTAAACACTGCTACGAACAGCAAATTTGACACCAGGAAAAGACTCTTTGAGAGCTGCACGAACTAACTTAGCGGTTTCTGCACAAGAGAGATATTGACGCATTTTTAACTCCTTAAAAACCCTGTTTGGGTCAAAACATCACGTTGTTGTGATGCCTCTATTGTAAGCCAGCTAAACATTATTTAAACAAACAAAGTTGCGAAATGCTATAGGGATAACCCTAATGCACAAAACCAATTAAGCCAGCTTACAATCAGAGGATGGACAAAAGAGAAGCAATCAAACGCGCAGGCACAGCAAGCAAACTGGCAAAAATTTTAGGCATCAGCAATTCAGCAGTTTCCCAATGGAAAGCAATTCCAGAGGCCAGGCTGTGGCAGCTCAAAGCGATGAGGCCAGAATGGTTTTTGTAAACATCTTGTTTGCCGTTCTAGGCGTGCTGGTGCTGTTGATTGGCGAAGCGCCTTGGTGGGGCTGGATGATTTTTCTGTACTTGTGTTTCACAATAGGGTAATATTTGGGCACGGCTACCTTTAGCGGGGGAAAAGACGATTCGTTACCGTCCTGCCGATGTTCTTTTCAGTAACGCAAACCGAGAACGTAAGGTTAAAAAATGCACTACTACCAATTCAACATTGGTGATTACGTCAGCCATACACGGCATCTTTCCCCAATTGAAGACATAGCATATCGGCGCTTGCTGGATGCCTACTATTTGAGTGAACGCCCGTTGAACAGCGGTTTAACGGTTGTTGCACGGCAGATAGGTTTACGGGATTTTGAACAAGAAGTCAAAATTGTCCTTGATGAGTTTTTTAAGCTGACTGAAGACGGTTGGATTAACGCTCGCGCAGACAAGGAAATTGCTCATTTCAAAGGGAAAATTGAGCAAGCATCCAAGGCCGGTAAAGCATCTGCTGAACGGAGAAGCAACGCCCGTTCAACGGACGTTCAACCAACCAATAACCAAGAACCAATAACCAATAACCATAAACCAAAGAATACAAATACAGTCGCCCCGCCTGTCGGCGTGACGGATTCTGTTTGGCAAGATTGGTTAAAGCTAAGAAAAGCAAAAAAAGCAGCGGTGACCAAAACCGCACTTGACGGTATAGAGCGCGAGGCGGGCAAAGCAGGGATCAGCCTACAGGTAGCCTTGGAAACGTGCTGTGAACGCGGCTGGACGGGTTTTAAGGCCGAATGGATGGCATCTAAGCCGCAAGACAAGAACCTTGGAGCAGCCAGGGCAATCTTTGGTGACGAAAGGAACTTCAATGTCCTCCAAATTACCTGATGGCTGGATTCAGAAAGTGTTTGCCACGATGCAGGGCAATTACGGCACTCGGTTTATGAACCAATGGAAAACAGGCCAGGTGCTGCCAGACGGGTCGGATGCCGGTGTGGTCAACGCCATGAATCACTGGTCGGAAAAGATGGCGGGTTTTAGCGCGGCAACCATCAAACGTGCGCTGGAGAACTTACCCGAGGAGCCGCCCAGCCTGCCGCAATGGATAAATTTGTTGCGCCGAAGCTATGTTGAGCCGCCAGTTTTACGGTTGGGCAATGAATTGACTTCCGAGCAAATAGCAAAAAACAAGGCCAGGATTGCCGAATTGATTGCGAAAGTGAAATCCAATGTATGACCCCAAAGCAATCCGCGCCCGTGTTTTTGCTGACATGGTGCGCTTATGCTGTTTGCCAGCTTGGAAAGATTGGGCCTGGCGCGAAGTGCAGCGCATGGATGAAGATGACTTGTTTGCGGGCATCAAAGCTCACGTTTTGAAAGAAATGAATGCGACACGCAGCTAGGGTTGACGGAAATCAGGCCGCCATTGTTGCCGCACTAAGGGCATCAGGAGCCTCTGTATTCGTTCTAAAGCTGCCGGTAGACCTTTTGGTAGGTTACGCGGGGAAAACGGCGCTGGTGGAGATTAAAGACCTGAGTAGCAGATATGGCAGAAAAGGGCTAAACCAAAACCAAAGCGCGTTTTTGATGGGTTGGAATGGCGGGACAGTCGCCTTGATTGACTCGGTGGAAGCCGCGCAAAACCTGATAAGGATGATGAGTGATCGTTCATCTGTATAGCCCCACTCAGGCCGCTACGGTCATGAAAGACCTATGGCCCAAGGTCAAAGACTCGCTGGCGCTTGGAAAAAAAATGCGCTTAGAGATTAAGCAAAGCAGGCGCAGCACCGAGCAAAACGATATGTTTCACAGCATCATTGCCCAAATTGCCAAAAAAATGGGCGAAGCAGGGTCAAAGTGGAGTGCTGATGATTGGAAACGCCTCTTAATTGACCAATGGGCGCATGAAACTGGACGAAGAATCGGCAAGGTGGCGCCGAGCCTGGACGGTGAAAGGGTTGTTCAGCTTGGGTTACAAAGTCACAAATTCACCATTGAGGATTCCTCGGAATTCATCGAATGGCTTATGGCATGGGCAACAGAAAAAGGAATTGACGTATGAAATGTCCGTTTTGCGCCGCATGGACTTTTGTGAAACAAACGATCATAAATGACGATAATTCAAGGAAAAGACGATATGAATGCGGAAACGAACACCGATTTTGGACGCTCGAAACTATCGTATGTGAGAAGCAAAAAGTTGTTAAAAGCCGCCCGCGCCTTACCCTGTCAGCATTGCGGGCAGGATGATGGGACGGTGGTCGCAGCACATACAAACTGGGGTGGCGGCAAAGGACGGGGCATAAAAGCCTCAGACGATTTGATAGCCAGCCTATGCTTTCGGTGTCACTTTGATCTAGACCAAGGCGCAAATTTAACAAAGAATGAACGCCAGGTTTTATGGCAAGCCGCCCATGAACGAACGGTCAAAAAATTGTGCGACAATGGATTGTGGCCCATTGACGTACCTAGACCTTTGTGAGATATTAAGCAAATGAACGACGAAATGGCAGAATTTGCAAGTGCTTTGCTGCATAGCAGCACGGTTGCTCATTTTATGCATTGGTCAACAAATTCCTATGCCCAGCACAAAGCCTTGGGAAAGTATTACGAAAACATCATTGACCTTACCGACCAGCTGGTTGAGGCGTACATGGGCCGGTACGAACAGCTTAAAAAATTCCCTTCTGAGTTTCACAACGCCGATGATCCGGTGAAGTACTTAGAGGGCATCAAATCCTTTGTGGCAGAGGCGAGAACGCATCTTCCGCAGGATACGGCGCTGCAAAATCTCATTGACGAGATTGCAGACTTGATCAATTCCACCGTTTTCAAACTCAAATACTTGGAGTAATTATGAAAAAAGAAATCATGACCAACGAGCCTAAAGGCTACGGCACTAAGGCCCAGATGAAGGGCAACTCTGCTAGTTCTGACAGCACCGGCGAGAAGCGCGAAAAAATGATTGGCGGCATGGTTGCTGATGCAAAAATGAATAAAGCTATGCCTAGCGAATTTTCTGGTGGACGTTCTGAAGGCAATTGCTACGTCCACGGACGTATGTCCAACCAATAAAAGCGATGCCCCACTGGTCATAACCCAGCAGGGCATCTAGCCATCTAATTAAACAAGGTAACTAAATGGTTGAATCGAATTTTAAATGCGGAAACTGTCAATATTTCCAAAGCCGCCAAATTATGGGCGTTTGTCGCTTGTATCCTGAGCAACAGAACAAGCACGAATCTGATTGGTGCGGTCAGCACAAGGAAAAGCAAGTAGAGATGGTCAAATTGCCGGTGTACGACATTACGACTGACAAAACAACAGAAGTAGTGATGGCCCGTCCAAAACGCAAATACACAAGGAAATCAGATGTTTCGCCCGCTGCATGACCGTGTTGTAGTGCGTCCAAAGGTTCGCCAGCTATCGGATATCATCATTGTGAACAACAAAGAACCCTTTAACGAGGGAACGGTTGTAGCAGTTGGGCCAAATGTATTTGAGACCCAAGTAGGCGATTTCATTAAATACGGCAATGGGGACTACCTTAACTGGCCTACCCAACGCCTGGACGGTCAGGATTATCAGATAATCCAAGAGGCCGATATTTGTGCGGTAGTAGATTTTTAAGGAACTTATCATGAGCAATTCAGTCGCAATCGGTGTCGCATACAGTGACCCAGAATTCACAACTTGTTATGCAAGTTCAGAAATTGGCTACTCAGCCGCTGCACAAGGCGCTGTGACACAGCTAACAGACAAAGCCACAGGGGTAACTCTGAACAAGTCTGCTGGTCGCATCACAATGAACAACGCAGCTTTGGCTGGCGCTGCTGCCGTTTCGTTTATTTTGACCAATAGCACGATCTCTATTAACGACACAATCATTGTGTGTATTTCCAGTAACACCACTGGTACTACGGCTGGTGCGTACACCACTTACGTTTCGTATTTGGCTGCTGGCTCTGCCCTGATCACTTTGCGGAATTTGACTGCTGCTACCTCATATTCTGAGGCAGTAATCATCAATTTTGCAATCATTCACGGCGCATCTTAAAATGCCTTTGATTAAGTCAATGCTCCCCAAGGCAATGAGTAAAAACATTGCCAAGGAGATCGCTGCCGGTAAGCCCCAAAAGCAAGCCGTGGCAATCGGATACGCCGTAAAGCGCGAAGCTGAGAAAAAAGCCAAAGCGAAAAAGTGAAGCACGACAAGCCAATACCGCACAAAACCGTGGGGAAGGGTAAGACCTACAACCCCACGGATAAAGGCGCTGGAATGACTGCCAAAGGCCGTGCAGAGTACAACGCTAAGAACAATGCGAACCTAAAGCCGCCTGCGCCAAATCCTAAGACGAAGGCAGACGAGGGACGCAAGGCAAGTTTTTGCGCCCGAATGGAAGGCGTAGTAAAGAACGCCAAAGGCCCAGCGGAACGAGCAAAGGCATCACTCAAGAATTGGAAATGTTGATGACCAAAGATTTGATTGGCAAGTACAACACAACAAAGCAATTTTTTGAGAATGGATATGCCATTCCTTTGTACGGCGTTCACACTCATTTGTGGATACATTTTGACAAAGAAATAGTTTTGCCGCATGGCGCAGTAGAAATCAACAGGATTAACGACATTCCTTGCGCTTTGTGGAAATATGTTCTAGAAGCTGCAAAGGAAAAAGCATGAAACCAGGTCTATACGCCAATATTCACGCTAAACAAGAGCGCATTAAGCAAGAAAAGGCTGCGGGCGAAAAAGTAGAGCGTATGCGTAAGCCTGGCGCTAAAGGTGCGCCTACGGCTGCGGCATTCAAAGAATCTGCCAAAACTGCAAAGAAGAAGTAAAAATTGTGAACCCACTATCAGCTTTAATTCCAGCTGGTTCACAGCCAAGTAATCCAGCTGAAGCCAAATATTTTGAGCGAATAAAAAAAGATTACGCTGGGTTAGTGAAAGAATATTCCAAATTGGAAGATTCAAAAGGCGGCAAAGTTATAAACACGGATGTTGCCCGAGAACTTTCGCCAGAATACCGAGCAGATCGCACCAGAAGTGCAGACATTCATGAACCATCTAGCCAGCTGGCAAAGATGATGTATGCCCAAAAATTGGCTGAACCAACGCCTCAAGGAATGCAAAAACGAGTGTTGTTCTCAGCTGGTGGCACAGGAGCAGGTAAAACGACAGCATTAGAACAAGTGGCTAAAAGTTCACCGATGGTGGCAAAAGCCAAAATAATTTACGACACCAACATGAATTCGTTGGAATCGGCTCAAAAGAAAATCCAACAAGCATTGGATGCCGGTCACCAGGTTGGTGTGGCTTATGTTCACCGTGATCCAGTAGAAGCATTGGTAAAAGGCGCTTTAAGTAGAGCCACAAGGATGGAACAAGAAAGTGGAACAGGCAGAACCGTCCCGTTAACAGAGCATCTAAAGACCCATGTTGGCGCTCGAAAAGTCATTGAGCAATTGATGAATATGTACAAAGACAACAAAGATGTTGGCTTTCAAGTGATTGACAACTCAAAGGGGAAAGGCAAT